GTCACCACATCAGGAACATCCTGCATCCAATAATTGATGAAATGGCTCAGCAGTTGATGCTCAGAAGGACAGTGATGATAAGTAACATTCTTCTGTTTATTAATAAACGGTTTCACACCCCAAGTAGTAATCTGCTTAGTGGTGTAATCCTGAATTGTAATTGCAAGAATCTCTTCTGATGCAGACTCCACATCAGGGAATCCTTTTTCTGCAGTAGTCTCAATATCAAGAGTTACCAGTTTGATCTGGCTGATGTCAAACTTGATCTCATTTTCAGGATACTTCTCAGAAATATATTGATAGATGTATCGATCATTACCATAGATCTCAAATCCATCAACTTCATCATACTTCTTGTAGAAGTCACGACAGTCGCGAACACTACCAGGATGAATCTCTTCTACAGGTTCTCCACTTAATGTTCTATACTTTGAATCTCTCTTAGATTTCACAAATAAGGTAGGAAAGAATTCATCTCTATGTTCATACCTCCTACCATTCTCAACTCCCCGAACGAGGAACTGATTACCAATCAACTGAACATTAGTGTAGAAACGCATTACTTAGTGAGTTCTTCGTACTTTTCAACTAGGGTGGGCATGGGTTCTGTAAGAGTAATAATCTTATCAGAACTAATCATAAATTCGTCTTGACGAGATACATTTAGTAACCAGGGTTCTAATGTTCCGTCATCCTTTAACAAGAAAGGATTGGTCATTTTACAATCGGGTTCTCCGATGTCTGCCCCTACTTCATCAATCTGAGTTATCAGAATCTGACCCGTCGTCAGTAGTAGTGCTTTTACTATCGTCTTTTCCATAACTTACAATGTCCTCAATGTACATTTCTTTTAATTTGAATGCTGGTTCTACCATAGTCACAACCCAATCAGAAGGAATTGGAATATTATCTTCAGCAGAAAGAGGCATCCAAGGAAACAAAGATACTTCGTATCCCGCTTTTTTTGTATTTCCCTTCTGAAGTTCTGGAATAACGTTTGGATCTCTCATCTTAATTACACACGGGCGATTAAGATAATAACCAACTACTCTACGAGCATCATCCTCACCTACAGTCATCTCTTTGACATCTGCGATCATGTCTTCTCCTGATTTCAGGAGTACTAGTTTAATTGCCATTAATCAATTTTTCCTTCAGTAATTATAACAAGAAAAAAGAGGGGCGTCAACTGGATTTTGCCAGTTACCCCTCCGTCTGCGGCGACGATATTCATTTCTATTTAGTTGACCTCTCCAATAACCCAGGATCTCATACCAAAAGGAGTATCGGCAATCAGATTCTGAGTTAATGTTACTACCTCTTGTGGGACAACTAAACAAAACCCAATGCCGAGATTGAATACATTACGCATTTCTTCCTCAGCAATATCTCCCGCCTGTTGGAGTTTGTTGAAGATCTCTGGCCGTTCCCAAGCAGAGTAATCAACGTCAACAGTCAGACCCTTTGGAAGGCACCTAGGAAGGTTCTCAGGCAATCCTCCCCCAGTAATATGTGCCATTCCTAGGATAGGAATCTCGTCCAACAGATGCTGGATTAGACGGGCATAGATAGTGGTTGGTATCAACAACTCAGGCATCTCTTTATACTTAATATAATTTCTCCACAACATATCATTGACGAGAGTATATCCATTACTATGGAGCCCACTACTCTCAATACCGATGACTACATCACCTGCTCGAATGTTATTACCATTAACAATATCATTCTTCTCTACAATTCCAGTACAGAAACCAGCAAGATCATAGTCATTTGCCCTATAATGTTCAGCAGTTTCTCCACCTATGAGTTCCATCCCTGCCATTGTGCAACCAACATTAATCCCATACACAATATCACTCACGTTGGCGTCAATTGTTTTGGTGGAGATATAGTCTAGAAAATATAGTGGTTTAGCGCCAGAACATATAACGTCATTGACGCACATAGCAACGAGATCCTGACCAATAGTGGTGTAATCATCAGCAATCCTACAGATATTAATTTTAGTACCAACACCATCAGCGCCAGATATCAATACAGGTTTTTCATATCCTGATGGAATCTCCATCATTCCACTAAACCCACCATCAATCTTAGGTGCCAATGCTTTGATATACTCGACAAAAGATCTACCTTTGATAATATCAACACCAGAAGTTTTATAATCCATTAGTAAATTTCTCCATTGATAATACCTTCAAGGCGTTTTAGTTTCCATACAATGTACTCCATGGTGGGTACACACTGGGGATTCCATCCGGCAAAAGTGGAGTGTTCTCCACTTGGAATCTGCCAACAGGGAGCATCATCATTCTCAAGGTCTAGTGACTCACGGTATGCTTCGTCACCAAGTAAAACAACTGCTCTCTCTGCTTCATTCAAACTACCGAAGCAAGCAAATGCATTCTTTTTAATCTCTTCAGGGATTTCTTGCTTCATGATTTAAATAATAAACTACAAACTAGATACAATCCCATTGCAGACCAGTATCCCAAAGTTGGTAATCCAAAAATACTTGGTATGACAGCATTCCATATCAACATAAGCATCAAAGGTAATACAAGGACAATTATACCTGCGCCTATAAGACTTCGTGATGATTTTTTCATTCTAATACGATTTCAACTTCTTCATCAAGTTCCCAAGAGTCTTCACCCTCAAGATACTGTTCCAACTTACCCACTAATTCTGGTGGAAACTCATCAACGAACATTCCCCATGTTCCGGTTTCCACCGGATCAGGTTCCCAAGTACATACTTTCACATCATCATATTGAGAGAAAATAAACTCAACAATATTTGTTTGGTCGTCTTCAGTTTTGCAGTAAATTTTAAGATCGTTCATTGAATAGCAAGTGGTTGTAGTCTCTCCAGGATTTCACGATAGGCAGGTACAATATCACCTTCATCTTTCCTGAATAGATCCTTATCAAATCTTTCATCACTACCAATCTTCCATAGTCTCATACTATCAGGACTGATCTCATCTGCAAGTAGCAACTCTCCGTGAGCAGTATAACCATACTCCACTTTAAAATCTACAAGATCAATACCCATGATATAGAACATTTGACGAAGGAAATCATTGATACGGAGTGTCATCTCAACAAAAGGATCAGGATCATATCCCATCAAACGTACACGATCTCTTGTCAGCAGAGGATCATGCTTACTATCATCTTTTAGAAAAAATTCTACAATCGGTTGCGGTAGTGGAGCACCTTCTACCAGAGTTGTCTCACGAACAATAGATCCAGCAGCACGATTCCTACAAATAACTTCCAGAGGAACAATACTTACCTTCTTACAGATCATCTTGTTAGCACCAACCATATTAATATAATGAGTTGGGATAAGTTCTTTAGCAAGTTTTTCAAAAATTATAGATGAGATACTACAGCAGAGGGATCCTTTTCCTAAAGGATGGTCTTCCTTCTCTCCGTTCCCTGCAGTCACCTTATCATGATACTCAATGATGACTTGTTCTGCATCATCACCTTGATACACAGTTTTTACCTTTCCTTCGGTAATTACTTCCATAAAAAAGAGGGTGTTTTATCACCCCCTAGTATACCACATATGTCAATTAAAACCAAATTTTCTTTTGATGATGCTCGGGTACAATCCTACCAAGAACAATAGTTAACAACCCATCCTCAAGGCTAACTGATCTAACTTCCGTCTCGTCACTGAGGGTCCATGATCTAGTGAAAGATCTTTGAGCCACTCCTCTGTGGACATATTCTGTCCCGGTTTCTCCATCCTCTCTTTGTCCTTCGACAAAGAGCTTTCCGTCTTGTGTGTAGACATTTACTTGTTTCTTTTTAAATCCTGCTAGTGCAAGTTCTAGTCTCGATTCTACGTTGCTGACCGTGACTAGATTGAACGGAGGATAATTCTTGTTTGTTTCGTGAAGAGCAAACAACCTATCGAAATATTCATCCATTCCAATGCTATTCCTATTTATGCGTTCCATCAACGCAGGCAGGTCCGCAGCAGTATACCGTGCAAGGTTTCCCATGATTCTTAGCTCCTTTAAAAGCGAGTTTGTGTTTTGTGGACCCCGAAGGCATCCGATATATTTATAGCATAACACGAAAAAAGGAGATGTAGTAAGAACCACATCTCCTTATAGGGGTTTCCGACTTTCGTAGAGACCGCACGAAAGGTCTCAGTCTTATTTATTGACTTTCTTCTTGTGGTTTACCTTTCTTACCAATATTATACTTCTGCTCTAACACCCAATCAGATTTATCCTTATAGGCAAGTACCTTAATCTGGTTTAAAGGTGCGATATCAGTCACAGAATCTTCTTTGACTACGCTGATAAGTCCCCAATCAGATAAGAGACGTGCAATGCGATTACGACGCTGTACGTCGTTCACAGTAAGATTAGCGTGCTTCCCATCAAGAGCAAACAACTCCTTAAAGTGAACAATGAAATATCTTCCCTGCTTATGCAGAATATGACAGGATTGATAGAGTTTCTTTTCCTTGCGTGATGCAACTCCAATGCGAGTTAGAGTCTCTCTTACTTTCAAGAAATCATCAGGTTCATTGAGGAGCACCTCCACCATCTGATCTTGAGACCATTGTACTGTTGGTTCCACCGTACTCATTTCATTCCTCCAATATCAAGTCGTTGTTTAATAAAGTTAATCTGTTCGTTTGTCAGAATTTTCAGAGCCTGAGATGCCTTCTCATTACTATAACCATAGTATTGTTTGACACA